AGCTAGAACTAAAGTAGTAAAAGAAATGGAAGATAGATATTTCAGAGCAGAAGAAGTAGCTAGATATTTAAGCATGGGATTGTCTACTGTTTGGGTTAAAAGCAAAGATGTTAATGATGACTTTCCAAATCCTAGAAAAATATCAGCAAGGATATCTGTATTCAAAAAATCTGAACTAGATGATTGGGCGAATAGAAATACTGTTGATGTAGCGGAGAAAAAATAATGGAACAACGAAGTGCTGAATGGTTCTCTGCTAGATTAGGTAAGGTTACTGCTAGTAAGATAGATGACATTATGGTTAAAACCAAGTATGGCGAATCACAATACACCAAGAAGTATAAACTGCAATTAGTTACAGAAAGGCTTACTAATAAGGTAGTTCCCTTATTTATGAACGCTGCAATGGCTCATGGTGTGGAGTTTGAAGATGAAGCTAGGGTTGAGTATGCCAATAAAATGAAGTTACTCATTGGCACAGATGTTAGGGAGGTTGGATTAATAGACCACCCTACTATCCCAATGTCGGCTGCAAGTCCTGATGGGGAAATTGGGAAGGAAGGTTTGATTGAGATAAAATGCCCGCAGCCAATTACTCATACAGAGACATTGGAGTCTGGCGTTATTGCTAAAAAATATATACATCAAATGCAATGGCAGATGGCTTGTACAGGAAAGAAGTGGTGTGACTTTGTATCCTATCACCCAGACTTTCCAAAAGAATACCAACTTTTTATTAAAAGAGTTGAAAGAGATGATGACTTGATAAGTCGTTGTGAAGAAAGTGTTATTAACTTTTTAAAAGAAGTTGATGATAAAATTAAAACAATCAAGGAGAATATTTAGCATGGCAGAACAGTATGATAATACAAACACCTTTGCACTTTTTAAAAATGACAAAGGTGATAATGAAAAACGACCTGATTATACAGGCACAATAACTTTAGAAGGTGGTAAAGAAATGAGGTTAAGTGCTTGGATAAGAGAGTCTAAAGCAGGTAATACTTTTATGAGTGGGCAGGTAAGTGAACCTTATGAGGGTGGCACTACATCTGCACCAGTAGAAACAATTACTGATATGAAGGATGATGTACCATTTTAACTAGGGGGAGAGAGGGGGAGTAAAATCCCCCAATCTTAATAATTACTTGTTCATTACATACATAGTTACTTCAAAACCGAATCGCATTTCTGTAGCTGATGGTGTTGTCCACATAATAAGTTGTCCTTTAGTTAGTTGATAAAGCAGTATTTTACTTTGTAAGCTAACTAAATTACAGTGAAAATGTATTAAAAAGGAGTAAGTAAAATGATGAAATGGATTCAGAATATTTTTACTAAAGGGTTAATAGTTTATATAATTAGCCTTGCTGTTTGTTTTAAAGTGTGGGATATTTATGCTTTATATAATGTCAATCATTTTAATTATATATGTAACACTAAAGGACAGTTGTTTAAGAGTGCTACACCAGGCAGTAAAGTGTTTGTAAGAAAGCAACATGAAACTTGTATAAATGGAGAAAATTTATGACTGATTATTTAGTAAACCCAAAGCATTATAAGTCTGACAAAGGCTTGGAGTGTATTGACTGCATAGAAGGGGTAGTAGAAGGATTAACAGGGATAGAAGCTACTGACACAGGAAACATTATGAAGTACTTGTGGCGGTGGAAAAATAAAGATGGTGTGAATGACCTTAAAAAAGCTCAATGGTATATAAACCATTTGATTGCTCATGTAGAAAACGACACAGAAAAACTAAAAACTATGGAAGAAATTTTAATTGACAAACAATTAGATGAACTCCATGACGAAGATTGATTTGAGAGAAGCACATCTATGTAATGTGTGTGATAAATATGCTTGTTACCATGATGGGAAACTATGGTGGTGTAGCTTAATATCAGAGGTTGGCACATATAACATGAGCGGAGTATGTAAGAATAAAAAAAAGGATAAAGATGATAAGTTGTCCAAAGTGTAAAGATATAGAGATGATATGGGGTGGCGACCATGACAATGATGACGAAGATGATAAGCAATATTTAATTATGTCTAATTTTAGTTGTCCCAATTGTGAAACAATAGTATATGTAAATTGGAGTGAAAAAAAATGACAAAGGGTAAAGAGATACTAAAAAAAAATAAAGAAGAACTACAAGACCATAAGTGGATTTGGGAAGGGTATCATTACACCATGACATACAACAAAAAAGAATTTTATATTATTCATGAATCAACAGGAAGGGTTATTACTAAAGGAAAATTTCAGGAGTAATTTATGTTAGCTGAAGGTTTGTTTATATTGACTGTAAGTTTAAGTGGTAATTATGATGATTTAGAATATGTAGGTAACTTTGATAATTGTACTATTGCTATGCAATACTTTAAAGAGAACTGCTCACAACATAAAGCAGCAAGTTGCACTCTAAAAGAATACACATTGCTACCACCAAATCATGTAGATATTAACCCATTTGATTTTGATACGATTAAAGAAGGGCAAAGTTGTGGTTTTGTTGGAGTAGATACAAGAACCTTTATAGGAGAAGATAATGATTGAATTTATTTTATTAGTGAGTTTAAGTGGTATGCCATCAGGAAATGTTTATGCTGGTTCGTTCAACTCATGCCAAGAAGCATTTACCTATGCAGATATACACTATTCTGATTGGCGTGGCAGAACTTGTGTTAGGGAAATAAGTAATGGGTAAAGGAAGCAGTCGCAGACCAACAGACGACACAAAGTTTGCTGATAATTTTGATAGGATTTTTAACAACAAAAAGGATAAAGATGGCAATATCACCGACACAGCGGACATTAAAAAGATTAAGAGAAAAAGAAGAATATCCTCTCGTAACAATAGTAGAAAGGTGGAACGCATTTGCTAAAATTAGGCAAGACTTGTTTGGCATTATAGATATACTAGCAATAGATACAAAAGGAAACACAGTGGGATTACAAGTTACTAGCTACAGTAATATTAGTGCTAGAGTAAAGAAGATGGAAAATAGTGATGCTATCAGCCATCTGCGTGATGCTAACTGGGTGTTACTTGTAGAGGGGTGGCACAAGAAAGATAACAAATGGGTAAGTAGAATTGTTGATATAAGTTAAGGAGATTTATATGGAAAAGCAAAGAAGTAATTATACAAGTGATGAATTAAAAGCATTTGAAGAAAGAGCTAAAGATTTTATAGAAAGAAAACCAGAAGCAAGTAGAAAAAGAATTGCAGATTATGCTGGGGTTGGCATTAGTGTGTTAGAAAGGCTTGAAAAAAATGGCAACTTTAAATTACCTAAAGCTATGACATCTAAACAAATCAGAAGAATTAATAAAGATTGGGGAATAGGTTGAGGATAGAAAGGCTAATGGTTATATTAGAAGATTGGTCTAGGTGGATGAAGAAAGATTCACATAGGTTAGGCTACCCTAATAAAGTATCTTATCTTTCTAGCGGTGGAGAGTCTACCTCTGATGTGTTTGAACATATGGTAGATGAGTCTGATAAAAATAATGTAAAAATAGTTAATGCTTGTATAGACAGCTTACCTATAGAACAAAAGAAAGCTATTTATTACAGATGGCTTAAAGGAAACAAGCCTATATTCTATGAGAGAAATTTAGATTTAGCAACTGATAATCTTTTAACTATTGTAGGGAGGAGAATTTTTGCTTAATATAAAATTAGATGAAGCAACTTTTTTAGAGTCAGTTAAGTTTCATCAAGAGAATAATATTGGAATAAGAGGTTATGCGGATGGAAATAAAGAAGAACAATTGACAGGTATTATTGGACAGAATATTATTTGTCTTTATTTAGGGAAGCCATTTATGATTTCTGATGGGTTTGATGGTGGGGTGGATATTACTTTAAATGATTCAACAATAGATATAAAAACTATGGGCAGAAATGTTTATCCCCAGCCTTATTATGTAAACAATTTAATGGCAACCCAATTAAAATATAATGTAGATAACTATTTGTTTTGCAGCTACCATAAAAAAGATAAGGTATTAACTGTTTGTGGATGGATAGATAAGAAAGGATTTAAAGATAAAGCTAAATTTTACAAAGAAGGAGAAGTGAGAACAAGGAGTAATGGTACTGACTTTATTACTAAAGCAGACCTATATGAAATAGAAAATAAATATTTGAATAGAATTAATAATTACAATGAGTTATTAGGGGTAGGGTTACCCCTCACCCAATCAATTTAAAACGCACCACAAGGTTTGTGCGAGCTTCAGACAAGTATTAATCGTCTAAATCTTGAACATTCATATAAATACTGTCTACAATTAACTCAACACTACTGCCATCATCTAAATGAATCACCATAGTATCTTCACCATGAACTACATCTACATTGTCAATAGTTTTATCTAACATATGCAGTGCAATTAATTGAATGTCCATTTCCATTTTCCTTATATGGGAGAAGCCGACTGTGATTTTTTTGTTTCTATTGGTTTGTTTAGTTTTGACCACTTTCCGCAGTCTTGGCACTGAACTCTCTGCCAAATTTTTTTTAAAGCTAATGATGTTCCCCTTTTTTGTAAATGATTACCACCACAATTAGGGCAGACTACACCCTCTGATAATATATTGTGATTAGGATGAATGTTAATCCATCCCTGTAATCTATCATAAACTTCTTCTGTTAATTTAACATCATTAATATTATATTTCTTCATCAGCTTCCATGCTTTAGGATTTTTAGCCATGCACTCAATCCATAATGGCATACCTTGATGAGAGGTTTTCATTCCAATACCTAATACTTGAGCAATATAGTCAAGTTTATTGCTAGCAAATTTAAACTTACCTCTAGCAGTATTAATTAAATCTATGTCTTTATATGGACTAGGTGGTGGTAACTTGTGAATAAGAAATTCTTTGTTAAGCGTTGGCATATCAAATC